CAGTGCCTTATCCTACCGAAGGTTAAAGGTGGAGGACGCTATTGGTGCAGCGTACCAAGCCTTAAACGGTGGAATCGTGGCAGGAGGTGGAGTTTCACTGCGAAACTGTGCTGATGAGTTGTTAAAAGTAGACACCGATGGAGCAAAGATGTTAGCAACAGCCCTTTACTCAGTAGAGTCACGTATTCAGACAAACGCAGGTTTCGCTGGTGAATATACAGAAAACAAAGAGGAAGGGGTAGACACACGAACAAGAGAAGTAGTTAATATGTTTGACGCAGGTATCGTAGACCCAAAGAACGTGGTCCTCAACGCTTGCAGGAACGCAATCAGTGTCGCTGCTACCGTTATAACAGCACCAACTATAGTCACACTCCCAAGAGATGACAGTCCACAGCCACCACAACCACCAATGCCACCACAACGACAATAATATGTTAAATCAATGCTTTAGTTGTAAGAAAAAGAAACTCTTTGCTCGTAAGAGGAAGATGAAGTTGGCTATTGGTGAAGTTAACAGCAGGGAGAAGTTCTGCACCAAGTGTTTCAAACAATTACAAGAGGAGTTAACAAAACAAGTATGAATGGAGAATTTGAAAACGTAGTATATGATGGTGACTTAACACCTGAAGAAATCAGAAAACTTAAGTTACACCCAGAGAACAACGAGGACGTAATAACCCTCCTGAAGCGTCCTGACGGCAACTGGAGAGGGTTTATGCAGAAGAACGGTAAACTGCACCAGACACGACAGGCAGAGCCTAACGCTTGCTTACAAACACTTCTAACCCAAAAGTAATATGAAGATTCAACCATACGCAGACAACGCAAAGAAACACCCAAAGAAACAAGTAGAAGCTATCGCTGAGTCAATCAAGCGTTTTGGTATGAATCAGCCTATTGTAGTGGACGAGAAAGGTATCATTATCGTAGGACACGGACGTTATTTGGCACTACAACACCTTGGTTGGGAGTTAAAGGATGAGTGGATTAAACAAATAGACGGTTTAACACCCCAAGAGGTAGACTCTTATCGGTTAGCTGACAACAAGTTAAACGAGAGTGATTGGGATATGGACCTTGTATTGGAAGGCTTACACTCAATGGCAGACGCAGAGCTACAACGCTTAACAGGGTTTGATATGGACCTATTGATAGACCCAGAAGAAAAAGACGATGAAGTACCAGAGACACCTGAAGAACCCCGTAGTAAGTTAGGTGACTTGTATGAGCTAGGAGAGCATAGAGTGTTGTGTGGTGATAGTACTGATATTGAAACTATAGAGAAGCTTATGGCTGGTAAAACACCAGATATGTTATTTACTGACCCTCCATACGGAGTGGATTATGTTAGCCGAGTTGATAAAACTAGGCGTAAAGCATGGGGAGGTATTAAGAATGACGACCTACAAGGAGAGGGCTTAGTTGCTTTCTTACAGGATAGTTTGGCTCACTTTAAGGGTATAACAAGTTATGTTTGTTGTAATTGGCAATCAGTAAAAGACTTCTTTGATGCTTATGGTATGCCAAACAGTTTAATAGTATGGGATAAAAAGAGTATTGGATTAGGAGCTAACTATAGGAGCCAACACGAGTTCATATTGTTCTTTGGTAAACTAAATACTAGGAGTGAGACAAACGTTTGGGGATTAAAGCGTGACCCAGTAAGTAATTACACACACCCAACACAAAAACCAGTAGAACTTATAACGAGAGGAATAACCAACTCAAGTGAAAAGGGACAGTTAGTAGTAGATGTATTCTTAGGTAGTGGTTCAACACTTATTGCTTCAGAAAAAACAGGGCGTATATGTTACGGCATGGAGCTAGACCCAGTTTACGCTGATGTAATAGTACAAAGGTACGTAGACTACGTTGACAACCCAATAGTAAAGTTGAATAATGAAGTTATAGTATGGGAGAAAACAGCGAAATAACAGCAAAGCCTAGAGGAGTACCTTTTAAAGAGGGTAAGAGTGGTAATCCTAACGGTAGACCCAAAGGACAGCGTAACTATAAGACTATTCAACGTGAAGCCTTAATGAAGATAGGTGAATCACGCAATATGACTTTAGAAGAAGTAGAACAAACAATACAAGAGGTTGGTCTATTAAAAGCAATGAAGGGAGACTATAACTTCTACCGTGACTATATGGACCGAGAACACGGCAAGGTCCCAGAGAAGAACATCAACGTGAACGTCCAGGTAGAACCAACGGACCGTATAAAAGAGTTAGCCGATAAGTTAAACCAATAACAAAAGTTCTACACTGGGGGGTAAGCTATCTTTTATGGCTTATAATATAGATATATGATAATAGACGGAGAAGAATACACAGACGAGGAAGTATCAGAAGCAGCTGGTCTGTATCCTTATACCTGGGTGTTACAAAACGACATCAAGAACGAGGTGGGTATGCCCATCACCTTTGATAACCGTCCCTGGCAGAAAGCTATTTATAACGACCTGTCACCTAACCAGGCGTTCTTTAAACCTCCACAGATTGGTGCAACCGTAATGAACACACTCAAGTCCTTATGGGTAGCTCACACCCTAAAGCGACAGATTATATATACACTTCCAACCCAAGGGGACGTTCAGGATATGGTGGGAGGTTCTTTTAACCGTATCATTGCCCAGAACAAGATACTCTCCAACTGGACCAAAGACCACGACACCGTAGAGCAGAAACAAGTGGGTGACAGTATGATTTTCTATCGTGGTACTTTTACCTCAAAACAAGCCATGATGATTCCGTCAGGACTTAACATTCATGATGAGGTAGATGCCTCAGACGCTGATGTTATTACCCAATACGAAACAAGACTCCAAGCCCAAGAGGACGGTGGTTGGAGGTGGTACTTTTCTCACCCAAGCCTAGCAGGACACGGAGTAGATATTTACTGGCAGGACAGTGATATGAAGGAGTGGTATATAACCTGCAGCAAGTGTGAGAAGGAACAAGTAATGACGTTCCCCGACAACATCGATATGGAGAACAGAGTATATGTTTGTAAGCACTGTGGTGTGAAGCTATCCGAGGAGGACCGTATTGGTGAAGGAGTGTGGAGAGACAAGGACGGAGTGAAGTGGACCAACAAGGTAGCAGGAGGTTATAAGTTCTCAGGTTGGCACGTTTCACAGTTGATGCTTTGGAACAAGAGTGCTGACGATATAATGACCGCTTACCACGACCCAACCAAGAACAAACAGTATTTCTATAACTACGTGTTAGGTCTTCCGTATATGGATAGTGATGACCAGATAACCTCCAAGGAGGTGCTTCGTAACTGTGTGGACACTCTTAACACCCAAGAGGAAAGGACAGTGATTGGAGCAGACACAGGTCACGGTATTCACTACGTGATAATGAACAAGGACGGAGTGTTCTATTACGACCACGAGAAAGAGACAACAGCCAGCAAGACACCCTATGACGTTATCAGGGGTTATTTGAATAGATGGAAGAACGCTATAGCTGTATTTGACCAGGCAGGTGACTTGATTGGAGTGCGACAGCTTCAACAACAGTTCCCTGGACGTGTGTTCCTTTGCTACTACCAGAAGGACAAGAAGAGTATAGAGATGGTTCAGTGGGGTAAGGACGATGAATACTGGAAGGTTCGTGTGGACCGTAACCGTATGATGACCCTGGTTGTAGAACAACTACGTGATATTGGACGCATACGATTGAACGGAACCCCAGACGAATGGTCCGAGTTTGCAGGTATGTTTGACAATATGTACCGAGAGAAGATAGAAACAAAAGAATCAAAAGGAAAGGATGACCGTTCTTTATACGGTAATGAGTACGTTTGGAAGAGGAACGGAGCAGACCACTTTTGTCACGCTTTGCTGTACGCTATGGTAGGATTACAGAGATATGGAGGAGAGAAAGCTAAGATAGTTGGAGACCACCCGTTGGACTTAATAAAATCAGGAATGGTAGCCAAGGTTGGTACAGCTAAAAACCAAGCACAAGTAGTAGCGAGTATTGCACCTGGACAATTTCACAAGTCCAACAGAGTGCTGTAAACTATTTATAAACATCTAAATATATTATGTCTTCAGATACAGACCCATTTTCATTGAACGTCCGAGGAGTAACTGACCTTGTTGCTAGTGATACCAACAAGGTTTCTGGTGGTGAGTACGATTCACCAGAAGGACAAACAGGTGAGCGTATTGACTCACTGTCTTTAGATACCCCAGACGCAGAACTTTTAAAGATACGTAACGACCTAGAGAAGAAGTACGCTTCCTACGAGACAAAGATGAAGACTATCTGGAAGCGAAACAAAGCATCCTACCTTGGTAAGCAAGCTGACGGTCAATGGTTAAACCCAGAGGGACCTTTAGCAGCCAACCTACAGTTTGAAGCAGAGGAGACTTTCCTAGCTGCAGCACTATCAAAGAACCCAGAGCCAGTGGTGTGGGGAGACAATACTCCTGAAGGTAACGCCATCGCAAAGAACGTGAAGACAATGCTCCAGTTCCATGCAGACCAATTGGTCCTTAGACGAAAGCTAACACTCACAGTACGACAGTGGTCTATCTATCACCTCGGTGTATTGAAGTATGGTTGGAAGAAAGTAGATGACCAACTGAACGGTGACGATATTGGTGACGTTGAGATAACTAACAGGAAGATACAGAACTTCGTATTTGACCCAGAGGGACACGTTGACGCATACGGTGACTTTAACGGTTGGTTAGGTGAAAGGATAGAGGTTACTTCAGAGAAGTTAATGGAGATGTTCCCAAAGCACAAAGTATATATTGCCGAGCAAACAGAACAGAAGGCAGGTACAAAGGTAACTTACACAGAATGGTGGGCTGCAGATGATACCTTCACATTTTATACATTCAAAGACGTTGTCCTGGATAAGCACAAGAACCAATACTTCAACTACCCAGAGCCAGTAACCAATCCAGTAACAGGAGGACCAGAGTTAATACCTGACAGTGGGGAGATGGGAGAGGACGGAGAGATAGTTCTAGGCACTGAAAAGCCTGTAATGCGTCCTGGTATCAACCACTTTGCACAGCCAAAGAAACCATATACATTCCTTTCTGTATTCTCTATGCAGGAACAACCTCACGATGTAACAGGACTGATTGAACAGAACATATCTAACCAGAACAAGATTGCTGCACGTTCAGAACAGATTGATTACAACGTTTCAGCATCTAACAACGGTTACGCTTACAGTGAGGAGAACTTCAACCAGGAGACAGCCAAACAAGCAGCCGAGGCTCGTAAGAAAGGTAACCCTATTCTTATCCCTTCAGGTGGACCAATTGGTAACGCAATCCTACCGCTACAAGCCCAGGACCTACCAAGCGGTATATTCAACGAGCTAGAGATAACCAAGAACGACCTACGTCAATCATGGGGTATTCAGGGTATAACCTCACAACCTACTGACGAAGACCAAACAGCAAGAGGAATGATAATCAACCAGTCCAACGACTCCTCACGTATTGGTGGAGGTATTGGTGATGCTATTGAACAGGTGGCTGATAGTGCGTTCAACTGGCTTACACAGCTATACGCAGTATTCTACGACCAAGAACACTTTGCAGCAGTAATGGGTAACGCAAAGGCAGTGGAGTATATAACTCTAGTAAACACAGACCTAACCAGTCAGCTTATTGTGTCAGTTTCACCTGATAGCCTTAAGCCAAAGGACGAAACAACAGAGATAAACCTAGCCCAGGCTCTATTTGATAAGGGAGCTATTGGACCAAAGACTCTATTGAAGATACTAGACTTCCCAGACCCAGAGGAGAGTGCAGCAGACGGTGTTCTATATCAAATGGACCCAATGGCATATATGCAGCTGAACTTCCCAGAGGTACTCCAACAGATGCAACAAGCCCAGGGACAGATGCAACAGCAAGCTATGGCTCAAGCAGGTATGATTCCACCTGGAGCAGACGGAACACCACCTGAACAGGTGACAGAACCACAACAAGGAATTGCTAGAGACCCTGCCTCGGCAGCTTTAGCGAACGTACCACTGCCTGATATCCCACAAGGCGGTCCTGCAGGATAGTGTGTGATATTATTAACCTGTAACATAATCAACGTATGAGTTTAACTAAAGCACTAAAGAATAAGGCACGTTCAGCTGCAGGAGCACCTGGACGAGCAGTATACAAAGCAACCAAAGGTCGGCACGATAAGTATAAGCTAGACAAGACAAACAAAGAGACAGGCTTCCTGAAAGACTACAACGCTAAGAGTAAGAGTGGAGCACCTATTAGTAATAAGGAACGAGCACAGTTCCAAATGTTTAAAAACCGTAAATAAATATCATGTTAAATAAAGAAGACACAAAAGACGTAAAGGGAGCATTCGGTAAGGCTATCGCCAAGAAGGTGAAGAATGCAACCGATGACTCTAAGAACAATGCAAAGAAGAACCTGTACGACCTGGGCAAGAAGAACGTAGGCAAGGCTGCAGCCAAAGGAATGAAGAACGCTTTTGGTAGCCGAGAGACAAGAGCACATTCTTGGAAAGGTCGTGAAGTAAGTAAAGAGAAGTTTGATATGCTTTCACATCAGAAGTCTATAGTTGAC